AGCAAGAACTCTGTATAGACGAACCTTCAATTCATCATAGCTCTTGAACTTAGAAGGATCTACGAACTGCTTCAGAGACAGTTCTTTCTCCCACAGCTTCTCTAGCTGCTCATCATTCAACTTCTTACCATCGACTGCGATTACAGAAGGCTTATCGAATTCAGACTTGTCATAGTTGCGGTATCCCTCAACTGTACGAATCTTGATCTTGAAGTCTGCACCTTCCCACATATCGAATGGGTCAATTGGCTTCTCGTCTTCAAATTGAGGAGCCATAGCTTCGTTAATCTTGTCGAAGATCTTCTTGCCATACTTGAACAAGAACACCTTGCCGTTATTCTCTGGGTTAGAAGAATCAGAAACGACAAGAACATTAGAAATGAACTTTACATTACGCTTCTGCTTGCGTGCTTGAGCCTTATCAGACTCAACACCAGAGTTCCATAGCTTAGAGTTATATTCGCCAACTGGATCTGGCTTGTTCAGAGTCGATAGAGAGTTTTCAATGTACCAAGAACCAGTAGGACCTTTAAATGCATGTGCAAACACACGAACGAAAGGAATGTCTTCTCCCTTAGGAGCTGGCAGGAATCTAACTACTGCATATCCATTTCCAGTCTTATCGACTGATGGCTGCCAGTATAAATCTTCATCGTCTTTGGGTTTTGACGAAGCAGTCTTTAGCTTGTTGATTTCTTCGGTGAGCTTAGAGGTAAGATCAGAACGGGACTTCTTCATTGAAGCAAACGAGTTTGTCATTTGTATTTTCCTTATTTTTAGTATTGTTTATATTATCTGTATTTGCAATCTGTGTTGCATTATTATTTATAATAGATTGTCGTGCAGAAGTCAACTGTTTATCGTACTTTTTGATAATTATTTTGCATGCATTTGAATCATATTCTAGGAATGGAGCATACTTGATAATCATAGATCCAATCTGATCCCACAATAGATCGTCCTTCAATTGCTTGTCCCAATATCTGTAGCAACGAACGCAGTCAGTAAATACGACCAGTGTCTCTGCAGAGATCTCTCCGTTCAGATATAGAGTATGAATTTCCGGATAGCCAGTATCAGCTCGGATCAATTGCTCTACAGAAAAGTTGTTGGAGATGATTGCCTTAGCAATCTGTGTGGTGAAGTGATATGTAAGTGCCTGACGGTTCTTGCGCCAGTCGGTCCATATCTGTTCTGAGTTTGGAGATGTAACGAGATCACCGACCCACAATGAACGGTCGATCAACATATTGGAGATGATCAATCCTCTTGGATCGGTGTGCTTAGCAAGCTTGGCAAAGAAGTATCTGTCTTTGCGCTTATTGAATGAATCTATTGAGACGTGTTTGGTTTTTCCGTTGTATTTAAAGTAGTCATATGTCTTCTGATTGAAATGTGCCTTCAAAGCCATGTACAGCTGAAAACCTTCAAACGGACTCATTCAAATATCCAATCGTGTTGTTCTCTTCAAGAAATTCAGATCTTCTGCTTCTCTTTGAATAGCAGATCTGATACGAAGGTTCTTCTGAAGGATCTCTCCTACGTATTCCACTTCCAGATTGTTGACCAAACAGTATTGAGTGCACGCATCAATATACGTACACCCATGTTGTTGGACCATCGATTCAATAGCAGCAGAGATAGCTAGAAGGTTCTGCTCAATAATTTTACTCATCTAACAAATAACACCAGTAGATTAGTGACCGTACATGCGACTGTGATAGCAGTACAGATCCACATCGAAACGACTGGATCGACATCATTCGTAGCTGTGTTCTTCCATTCAGAAATGTATGAGCGGAAGCTAGCAATGCTTTGCTGAACATCTCTCTTGATATCGACTTCTGGTTTCTTCTTAGTTGGTCTCTTCGCCATTTTACTTCCCTTACAGTTAAAAAAATGGCGGTTTTTCTGTTTCGAGGAAAACCGCCAAACCCAATGAAGTTAAGCCGCTAGGCGTTCTTCAAATACGCTATTTTCGTTTGCGTTCAACGTTTTGAACAGATTGTCGGTCGTTTCTTACCGGTATCTCCACTGATTTATCTCTGTGAATCGATCCCAAATTCAGCCCCAGCAGGACGGTAGGAAGAATGTTTTTCTTCATATGAGCGGACGTTGTGACACGTCGCACAAAGAACTTGACATTTAGATAGCTCTAATTTGATTCGTTCAATCTTCCACAAAGTATTGTAAGAACGGCCGGAAGCTCTCTTACTTCTGTCCTTCGTCGTAGGATCTATGTGATCCAGAACTAATCCAGCGTGGTGTTTGTTATAGCCACAAATTTGACAACCTTTTCGACGTTTCCATCTACCGATTAAATCGATACGGTGTCTATTGCGCCCGGAACTCCAACCTCGCTTGTGTTTATTTCTATCAAATGCCATTCATTCATTTTCTGCCGTTTTGGTGGAGCTGGGCGGAGTCGAACCGCCGTCTTCCCCAGTCTTGATCAACTTCAACGATACAATCTATTTATATTGGCAGTCACGCATGCATTCTCTTAGCCATCCCGCCCTATGTCTGATGTTAAACTACGGATGGTACCAATAATATTTAATATACTACGATTGAGTTACAGTGTCAACAGGAGTTTCCACTGGTTGTTCCTTTGCTTTGATATAAACAGTAATCTTTTCAGATTCTGTATCAGTAACCATCTTTTCGACAATGTATTCTGTCTTGTCGCAGATGATTACCAAATCGTAAGAAGGGGCGCTCCATAAGGAGACCCCTTCGTTTGTGATCGAGTCAACGACTTCTTGAATTTTCATTGAACCTTCCTTATGTAATGTTTTTTGGACTTTTCATGTCAACCCATCCAGCACCATAGTTTACCTGAGCAACGTTATTGGCGGATGGGGTTTGTTTCAAAAGACTTTCATTATACAACTTCTCGAGCTCTGTCTTGTCTAGAGCATCGATCTTGTTATCGAAAGATTTGACCAGCACAGCATTATAGATCACAGTCATCTTCTCAATGATCCACTTGGCAATCTTCTCGATCATATCAGACATAACATAGTTCAATACAGAGAACGGCCAATTAACAATCCATCCAATTAATCTGTATTGATAATTTCCGATCTTCGGACGAGCAGTCGTTTTGATTCGCTGGATCTCTTCCTCAAACGAACGCCTCATGATGTAGTCTGGACTAGAAGCTCTTGATTTCAACAAATCGATTGCTTCTTGAGCCATCCTCTTGACCAGTGTCGACCACATGAATCGAGACCAGAGAGCGCCAGCAACAAGATAAGCAGCGACGCCAGCTAAGATATGAGGAATGTGGTAGAAGATCCATGGGAATGGATTGACTTTATTAAAAATACAATAGATCACTGTGATTGCTAGAATAGTCGGAACAGTTGCTGGCCACATATGTTCTGAGTCATCGATCCAACATAGAACGAATAGAATCGGGATCAGTGTAGCCCAGAACATGAAGCTAAGGCCTAAAAGGAAATCAAATGGAAAGAAAACCATAATATATCGCTCCTCAGAATGCTACTTCTTTTGCTGTAACAATGTCATCAAATCCTTCTTCAACTGAAGGATATTGCATAGTATTTATCATTAACTTTAACACATTTTCAGGGATCTTCTTGCCAGGACGTGAGTCCAATCTTCGCTTGTGCTCCTCCCCATCTGGTGTTGGAAAGACGATTGCAATCTTGTGCCAGTCAGCAGGAATCTTAGCAAGCTTCTTCTTGCGAGTTTTTGATGACAAGTTAGTCTGATCCCACACAACCACGGTGATCTCTGGATTAGAGACAGCATGATCAACGACTTTATCGACGAGCGCTTCCGCAAACTTGTACGAGTTGGAATCAAACAACTGATTGTACGTCATCCCATAACGATCGGAGATGATATCGAGGATTTCATCAGTTGCAACCACTTCGAACCTGGACAATGCTTCTGCGCCGAAATCAATTTCCGCACACAGAAGCATCTTATCAGTCCAAGTCGACTTTCCTGAGCCAGGAACACCAACAAGCATCAGAAGGGTTTTGTTAGACGGCATCAGGTTCATTAGTTTTTCTCATCACTTTGTTGTTGAAATATGTAATATACTTCTCGACGGGCTGTTGAGGTCCTCCGTCTAACCAAGGCTTGAGGACCGTTTTGTATAGCACATGATCCCACGGATCGTATCCATAACCTCGAATCATTCTATCGCCGAACTGATTGACGAATAGAACCCACGATACTGATTTGGTGACCTTTCGAAGCTTTCCTTCAAGAGGTCCCCAAGCATCGACAACATCAACTTCCCAATTGCCGTCGATTAAAGCAGCCCATTCCCACTTGCCGAGAATGGCGTTGCGGATCTTCCTAAACATAGCTAACTCCAGTCCACTTTCTAATAGAGTCAACATTGGTCTGAGATGTGCAAGCTTTCAGAATACGTTCGATCATCATTGGTTGCACGTTCTGAGGATTGTCCCAGCAATTGAAGTAGAAAGGACGATCGATAGAATCAATATTAGGTGCAATGTTCAGAGCAAACGCTTTCTTAGAACCACAGATCTTCTTGTAGTGAATCAGATCATGCTCAATCATGTGCGACGTATGACGAATCCCATCGAGCAGCTTAGACTGATACTCAGTAAGCCTCTTGCGGTCTTCTGCATCGAGAACAGGAAGGATGTCGTCTAGCTTCTGATCAAGAATCAGCTTGATTGCGTTCTTTTCAAAACGCAACTGGTCCTTAGCATTGTGCAGACTTACATACCAGTCAGACTTAACCTTGACTCTGTGTCCATCTTCGAAAACGATTACGATACCTTCGTCGTTCTCGAGAGAACGAACAATGTCAACAGTTTCTTTGATGTCAGCTCCAGCCGAACGCCGAAGATTGCACGGAATGTTGTATTCCTCAGCAATCTCTGCTACTGCATCTAGGTCGACATACTTGCCATCAATATTCTCACGGATTGCAAGCAAAGTCAACTTGTCTTCTGGATAACGGATAACAATTCGCGAAGTTGGCGAAGTGTATTCGAAAATAGGAGTGTATCCTTGATCACACAACGATTCAGCGAGCAAACGATACTGCTTTAGACCAGCAATATATTGCTCACACTTCATAGAAGTGTCTGTGATTCCCATCTTGGTCGTCCAACGAATTCCGTGAGACGTCAAGATTGGAGAAATCATAGAACCATCAAGCTTGCGCTCAATCGTGTGAGGCTTAGACCAGTCGATGTTTCCGATCTGCGTCTCTTCACGCTCGTTCAAGTTAAAGAATTTGTGGAAACGGCGGGACAGAACAAACCCAGACTTCGTGTCAAAGATCATTCCACGAAGTTCCCGACGGATCGGACAATCGAATGAGTCAGGAAGGATCACGTGGTAATTGAATACCGTGTACCCATCCTTTATAGTTTCAGTGAACTCATCACGTCCTGCAATCGCAATACGAGCCTGAGTTGCTGATATGATCCGAGGAAATTCGTAGTTCATTTGTCACCGACAAATCTGTTTGAGAGTTGGGAAGGCGAAGATGATGAATGCAGAGAT